ACACTTTAGTCTGCACAACACCAAAAGAACTCCCCTTTGCCTCGATGACCTCGCCATTACCAATATAGATACCTATGTGACCTTTAAACCACACCGCCGCGCCAATAGGTGCCTTCGCAATCGTGCTAATTGGCTGTGCTTCGCTCTCGGTTTTAAACTGGCTAGATCCTTTGACTATCGCCGTGTACCAAGAAATTAGTCCCGAACAATCGACACAAACTTTGCCAATTTTGTTGCTATCGCTATCCCAAACAAAATTACCATACGCCTTTTTTAATCTGTTATATTCGGCTTGAGTCAACATCTGCCCCTTTGCCCCGTAGACATAAGGCGTACCGAGCTTTGACTTGGCGAATTCGACCAATCCCAAATTTGTTTTTGTCATACTATCTCCTCCCTCCATAAAAACAACACCTCTTGACGATGTTTAAATTGTGTACGCTTCTCCCACAATCTCTTCGTACTCTTTGTCCGTAATGCACCCTAACTTGACATATTTGGTTAGTTGGTCTTTGCGGATAAACCCTTTTTCATATCTTTCTTTCAAGGTCTCAAACATGCTCATTTCCCCCTTCTAATATAATCAATTCCAAATCAGCAATGGCCTGCATTAGTGTTTGAACATCACTGTAATTGTTTTCTACCGGCACAGGCTCATATTCATAGAAAAGCTCATTGTCCAAAGAAAGAACGAGATACGCCTGATAACCATTTCTGTCATCAGGCGTAGGCAGATACTCACTTTCCAGCCATATGGTATAGTCGTTGATTCGGCTTTTTGCTTTTTCTGCTGTGATATAATGGTTTGTCCATTCTACACATCTATTTTTATTGAATCGTACTAACATAGATACGCCCCTCTCTTATCCTTCTATCTCGTCATAACTGATTGTGAATTCGTCAACATTTATATAAGACATTTGTGTATGAAACTGCATATAAAATAAAATGGGAACACCCTTTGCTACTTGCAAAACAGTATCAACAGTTCCTGTTGTCTTGGCAAACCCTGTGGTAGCGGCCTGAAACAACAATGTCGGCTCGGTTCCCGTTGCATTGGAAATCCCATTAACGTTGTTGGCATAGCTGAAATCAGGCGCATCCCATACTGCCTGGCTGACGTGGCTTGTTGCGCGCAAATAGGATGTCCAACCGGAATTAGAACCTTGCACCGTCATTATCCAATGGATATGCACACTCCCACTTTTTTCAGGGACAAAGGTTGTTACTATCACGGGATTATCCCACCTTATGGCGGAGGGCTGCTGTTCTAAGATGGAAATATCCATAAATGAAATCTGCGGTGTATCTGAAAAGATGTATCTCGTTTCTCCACTGTTCAGCTTGCCAAATATGGTATCGCTCCCGCTGTCTGATGGGTTTCCAATTTTTGAAGCGATTGCCGTCACAGCTTCGAGCACTTCCTCTGATTCAACATCAACCCAGCTCTCACTTTCAGGATTCCAAGACTGCAAAATATCACCAAATATCCTAAGGCCGTGGACACCTGATTCACTATAAACAGACTGCGAAACATGTGTATTTATTTCAACTTGAATTGCATTAACCTGCGCCATTGTGGGAACAGCAGCAGGATTGATTTTCAAAAGCACTTGCGCAGAATTATCAACTATTGTATTCAGTCGATAGGAAACGCCCGAAACCGTCTGCCCCGCAAAGGCAGGCATAAAGTCTGGGTTCTGCGTTTCTATACTGACCCCATAAAGAATCTCATTACCGTCTGAATCCATAGCATAAAGCCCAAGTCCTCTGATATGGTATCCTTCTGTTAGCGTGCTGTTCTCAACCGCAGCAAGTACCTCAATCAGCGTTAAGTTAGTTCGCGTCACACCGGAAACAAGTGCTTCCTGTCTGATGCTATACATCTGAATCAACTCTTCTAAGTTCTCCCCCGAATAATCGAAGTCAGATGTTGCTATTTTAGTAAATGTAGCGGTTGAAGTTCCCGCAATCATTTTTGCCATCAGCTCTTGACCTTTGTTTGTAATTACTAAATTTTGCATTGCATAACCACCTTTCAATTTATTGTTCTTTCAATCATTGTCACAATACCCCCTGCTGTGTTCATATTGCCACTTACAATGCGCTCTTTGCTCGTTCTGGACAATATGGTAAAGTAACTTGTTTTGACTGTTACACCGCCTAAATAAGCCGTTCCTTCGAGGGTGCGCTGAATCAAGTTTGTTGAAGTCATCCTGATATTTGCCGGAATCATATACGAAAGCATAAAATCAAGTTCTTCCGTTTGTCCACTAAGCGGAAGGGAAACAACCAATTCCAGTTCATATTGATTGAAATTTGGAATCAGCATGAAGTTCCCCTCTCCGCACAAAACGGTTAATTTTTTTATCAAACCCCTATATGTATACGGAAATGAGTCATTCCAGCGTATCAAAACTCTTGAAATTCTGGATTCCAGATTGTCATCCTGATTCGGCGTAATTTCCAACAATTTTTCAAATCGCGCGATTCCTATCAAATCACAAGTCAAAATAAATTGATTGCTTTTTAGAATTTCCGTCTCATTCCCTAATGCTTGGATTTCAGGAAGTTCGGCCGCCATGATGTGCCTAATTTCTCTGTATTCTTGAACGAAAGGCGGCAACAACGTCAGTAAGTCAGCCTGCCTATTCATTAAGCACCACCCCCAAAACCGGAATCTGGTGTTTTGAAAGTATTAGATTGCTTGAGGTGCCGTTTATTCGGGTACCTGTAATGTCAATGACACCATCGAGTCCCATAATATTGGTTTCAATCTGCGCAATTCGAACAACTGAATGGTCATAACTTGCCCATGTCTTTCTTATCCCCAGAAGATAATCTTCAATTACATCAATGATTTCCTGCCTTTTCGCATTGAAAGAATATCCTTCTTCAAACAGTATTGAAGTCAAAATATTAACTTCAATTTCCTCCACTGTTTCAACTGTCACAACATGACCGATTGGCGCAATGCCAATCCCGCTCTCATCCCGTGTCGGGTCTATAGACTCTTGCACCGACTCAATCAAAGTTGGCGTTGCTTGATTAAATTCAGAATCCAAAATTGTTAGCTTCACAGTGCCGCCGCCATTCCAAACAGGCGTAACCTTTGTTGCCCCAACACCGGGAATCGAATTTGTTTTTTGTAAGTAATCCGCAACATTGCCACCAAATGCCTTTGCGTCAAAAGAATCGAAGTATCTGTGTCTAAACAATTCCGTGTCTTCTTCATCTTCACCGGGAATCAATAATTCTGTGAGCCGTGCGGATTCAAGTCCCTGAATGAAATCAATTGGTATCAAATCGCCGAAATACCTGTTGCCCTCTCTGCCAATGGTTTCGCATCGCAATTGAAATTCGCCATCTGCAATTTGCTCAATCACGACATAATTCAAATCCGAACCGCTAAACCTCGCCCCAATAGGAACATTCATATTAAATTCGCCTTTTAAAATGGCGTATGTTGCAGGCAGTGGAATAATTCCCCGCTCTGCCGCCCTTCTAATAAGATATTCCCTTGAAGCTGTATCACCAAAAGTCTCTTTCAAAATCACATCCAATTCAATGTACATAATCTGTAATTCGACCGCCGCCGGGGCGAGAGCATCAAAAATAATAGCACCTTCGCGCTTGTCCATATTCGAAGGCACTCTGTCCAACATTCGTTGAAGAATATCTTCATAAGTCACATTTTCAAACATCAATATTTCACCGCCCTTTCTGTGTCTATGTCACCAAAAGTTGTGTGGACTGTGAAAGTGACAAGAACTGTTCTTTTCTGTGGAAAATTGAAAACAAACGAATCTACTGACTCCACGCGGTCATCCTGAATGAGTGCTTCCATGATTCTTCTTTCCAGTTCAGGACACACAAAAGACACTGGTTCACCGAATAAGTCTAATAATTCAATTCCATAATTCCACGAATATATAACATACTGATACCGTTCTGTATTTAGGATTTTAAAAACCACTTGGCGCATGGTCTCAATACTATCCCGATAGCCGCTGACCGATTTATCCTCAAAGTGCATCTTATAATTTCTATTCGGCTGCTCTTGAAATTCTATATCCCTGTTTAAAAGCTGATTTATCGTAGATGGAATCACACACCCACCACCCTATCCATTACCAAAAATTTCTGCCCGCCCTGCATTCGTATCATCACCACTTCTTCACCAACCGCCAAAGCATTATGAACCGTGAACTGTTTTCGCCCTGCATATTCATGCCTATGATTTAGTTCATGATATGAATTGCTCTCGTTCGTTGTCCCGCCATAGGAATGCATGTGTGAATATTCGTGGTCATGAATATCAACAAGTCCGCTTTTCTCTGTGTTACCGCTATAAATATTGGTATTTCCGCTGTAGGGATGCGTATGTCTCGTATTGATGTTCAACGCGGAATCAGTTTCATGCGCAACCGTCATATCAACTGTAAAGTCAGTAACATTTCTTGCCAGTACCAATTGCGCAGAGGTCAGCGTCATTTTTTGTTCTATGTTGATTTTCAAAGGTGAAGTGCTTATCACCCGGCCATAGACCAATGCAGTCGGATTCCCCGCTTCCACAGCCTCCACGGCAGCCTTTTTTATAGCCGCAAGTAAATCATTTAAATCAAGCAAGATATTCACCCCCTCCTCGTAGTGTCAAATCCATGAAATGTGTACCTTCACCAAACGTGTGCTTGCATTTTTCAACCAGCATCAGACTATTCGCCTTTATATCACCAAGATTCAACTGCACGGCCACCATGCTCCCGGCTCTGACACGAACATCACCAAAGGCATTTTTGATAGACAATCTTCTTGATTTTTGGTTATATAGCTGTAACAGCGTATCCGCTTTCACTTGGCCATTTTCTCCCTTTTGCAGAGAGTCAAAGAATTGAAGAACACCCCATGCATTGATATTTTCCGAATGCTGCGCAATGAAAACGTCCCTTCTTCCGGTATCTTCATTGTCAAAAATCAACTTAATTTTGTTATACGTTTGTTCGTTGATACTGGATGCATAATCAAAATTTTCGCCCGTTTCTTCATCAATCAAAATATCCACAATCATAGACGATATGTTTTTCAGATTGATTCTTCCGAAGTCATCATACATTACGAACATCTCTTTTCTGTTTTGAAGCGTCATATCCAAGGTATCTTGTACCATATCGAACAAAGTTTTATTTCCGGCCACAAACGATGGAATAATAAACCCGGTATCTTCCAAAACGCCTGTTTGCAATTGAAAATCGGACGCGAGCATTTCAATAAATTCGCCCGCAGTCCGACTCGTGAAAACATACGCATCTTTATTCTTGAAATACCGTAACTGGTCGTAGGCCACAACATCAATGATTCCATCCTTTGTCCTCTTTTTCGTGAATACAAAACCATAAAAAACATTTTCACCGTTCACTTTTAACCGCACCGGATTTCCCTCTTGAAAGTTGATAACACCGTCTTTCGCCACACTGAATTTCAGCTCACCGGGAACGCCTTTTCTATCAGTTTGCCACGTCACCCCATCCTCAACGGCGGGCAAATACAATATCGACTTATTTTCAATCAAAAGTTCATAATTCATCAAATACCCCCTATTTGGCCGGAATAGTTAACACTTGCCCGGGATAAATCAAATTCGGGTTCGTAACAATGCCACTGTTTGCTTCTGCAAGAAGCTTGTACTTTGAACCATCGCCATAGAATCTTTTCGCAATGTTCCAAAGATTATCGCCCGAAACGACTGTATATGCTTTTGCTGACGAAAGGGCGGGTGCCTTTGTTATCTCTCTTGTTGCCTGAATGGTCGCCTGTGGCGTTTCATCTGCGAAAACAATATTGACAATCTTTGCCCCATAATCCCTGTACTGCTTCAATTTGATTGAAACAACCACATCTAAGCCTTGTCTTGAATCCTCATTGATGGTGTAGTCCTCAAGTGAAACCTTAATATTTGTACTGTGTAAAGGAAATCCCGCCGGGGTTTCTCTTGTCACAATAAACTGAAAAGGTTCTTGACTTACTTTCAGTAATTCCAACTGGTCAAGAAAGATTTTCGCCCTTTGAAACCCGCTTTTGTATATCGCAAAAGGGTATTGCTGATTCGGCAGAAGGGCTTCAAAGCTAAGGCCTGATAACCCGGCCTTTTTCAAAAGATTAATCTCACCTTCATTGATAAGTGTTAACGTTTTGTTTTGATTCTCAACTTTCAATTGCAGCTTTCCGGGTGCAATTGGTAATAACAATTTGTCCAAATAAAAGAAATACGCCATTACGCATGCACCCCCTCCGCCGCTCTCTCCATCGCTTCATTTACGCCGACTGCCAAATCATTAATCATACCGTCAATGTCCATTCCTGAACTGATACTATTGTTATTATTCATTTCCACCCGAATTTCCGCAGTAGTGAAACGGTTAACAGCCTCACGTTCCGCGATATCTCGCATATATTTTAGATCCTCTTGACTTAACTCCATGAAATTTGCCATAGCTGCTGTGTTTTCGGCCATATCGGCGGTATTATTATAAATCCCTCCAGAAACATTGTCCCAGTCAAATGCAACGCTATCCATTTTAAATAGGCCTTTTACCTTATCCTCAAAACCTTGTCCGATTTCATTGCCCTTGTCCCAAGCTGTACCATATTCAATTCTCTGTCCTACAGTTGGTATGCTGTGCTCTAAAGTTATAGCACTTTCATTTCTACCCCACGCTATTACTTCTCCTTTCAGCCCTTCCAAACCTGCAGTCCAATTCGTCCCGAATATAGCATCTATAATCTTTGTTACCACTGTTCCTAACGACAAAAACCATCCGATTATCTGACCAATTAGATTCGCTACTGCATCTCCAAAAGAGTTGAATCCGCCGTTGCAAACATTTAAAACAAATTCAATAACACTAATAAACGGCACTACAAACATCGACCATAGACATTGGATTATTGCATTAATAACACCAATAATGGTATTCCAGATTAAAGCACCTGCCACCGCAAAAGCTCCTACGACAATTCCGGTTGCACTCAAAGACGTGCCGGCAAAATGATTGACTGCCGCAATTGCCGCATAAAACACGGCGATTATCATAATTATCCCCATAACTATCCAATTAATTGGGCATAGTGCCAAAGCGGCATTCAATCCATACTGTGCCAACTCCATCGCAACTATCGCCGCGGTCGCTACCCAATCACAAATCGTTTTCCATGCCATTGCTGCCGCACTTTTCATAGTTGTGACCCACGCAATTCCTGCCGTAGAGTTATAGGCGATTAGGGCACCAACAACCCCCATAATAATTGGTGCAATCCAAAACCAATTATCACCGAAAGCTCCGGCAACTTTCACTGCTCCACCCACAATCACAGACAAAACAGACACCACCGCTGCAAGTCCACTTGCAAGACCCATAGCCATCGACTTAATTTGAGGGAGATTTCTACTAAAAACGTCCACAAACTGTAGTACCGCTCCGTATAATCTTCCGCCAACTTCTTCCCTAATATCGCCAAGGGCATTTTTGAACTGTACAATTTTCCCCATCGGAGTATTCGCCATATTCTCGGCTAAATTCTCCCATGATTGTGCAATAACCTCATCAATAACAAGAGCACGCTCCATGTCTGTGCCGTTCTCAATAATTTCTTTTTGTGCATCTGTTAGTACAAATCCCTTTTTTAGCAATCCATCATATGTGCCATCAAAAGCTTTGCCAAGCTGGGTTGCATAATCGACCATTTGTTCATAACTAACCGCTGTACCTCCCGACATGCCTGCTGCATAATTTGATAACGTACCCATCATAGACTCAATAGCATTCGCGTCACTCATATATGTAGAAAACTCCGCAGCACCGCCCAAAAACGCTTCATCTCCATACATACTACTTCCTTGTAATCTGGAGGCAGCGTCTTTAATAGAGTTAAATGCATTCTCATCCCCTCCAGCCGTTTTCAAAACTGATGCCAGCTGGGTCTCTGCTCGATATTGAGTGTCAAACATTCCAAGGCTATCCTTGCCAAAATTAAACAGCGCCCTCGTACTAACAAAGGCTCCTAAAATTTTAAGTACCGTCTTTATTTTGCTACCAAAACCACTGGCCTCCTGTGTTCCTCTTCGAATAGAATCGTTTATCTGCTCTTGAGAATTTCGAATCTGATTAGCTTGTGAATCTGCTGCTGACAAAGCCGCTTCCACCTTCACAATCTCTGCCCGCGCTGCTCGAATTGTATTTTGATCAAAAGCTTGTGTCGATGCTCCTTGAGTTGCCTCAAACAAATTTATAACATTGCCTAATGCCTTGCTCATGCTCTTAAATACTGGCGTCATTCCGTCATGAAGTTTAATTGCTGTTTGTATTGTTGCCATTTAATTCTCACCTTCTTTTGGATACGAAAAAAGCACCCATCGTTTCGACAAGTGCTTTCAACTTATTAATACATCATATATTATGACATATATTATTTTTTCCTCTTTGCCGCCCTCATCTCTTCCCGTTCCCGCTCTCCCTGAATTTCGAGAGAAGCATGTAAAAAGGCTTTCTCTGGTTTGGATAGTGCCAAATATTGACTTGGCAAAATGTTGAATTTGTGAAGGAGACAGTGAGCAATATTGGCCTCATAATCTCCTCCCTCAATTAGTTTTTTGCCTCTTCCACCTCTTCCTCCATTGACTGGTCAAATCCGTTCACTTCCTGCACTCGTGCAAGATATTCAGCATATTCCCCCGGCTTTAACATCTTTTTCAATAGTGCTTCTGCCCCCATAACGCCATAAGAGTTTTGTAATTCCACATCATTCAAATTGGGAAATACTGTACACCTCACGGCCAAGCGACTCATATATAACGTAACATCTGTTTCCTGGATATATTGGCCACGCTTGCCCGGTGCCTGTACTCTTTTAATACAGTCTTTTCTCAAGCTTTCCTCTTCTACGGAATCAATACACATCAATTCCCATTCTACTGGTTCACCATTATCGACAAACCTCTTTGATACCACAAACTTTAAATTCTCTTCTTGCACGGCATTCCCTGCAAAAAACATCGATAAATTTGACATATTAGCTCTCCTCTCTTACTACATTCCTGTTAGCATTTTAAATTGTTCTGGCATTTCGAATCGCTCGAATGTTCCAGAAATATCTTCATCCAGCAAGTCATCTCCTGTCGAAAATTTTGATAAAATCGCTGTATCCATCAAACAGTCCTTGTGGATAATTGTTTGCCTGCCTATGCTAGAGGTCGGGTCTTCATTGGTTGTTTGAATATCAAAGTACGGCATATATCCTGTGTTTTGATACTCAAGCATCACCCTTCTGAAAATCGACTGGTTATAATGCGCTGTGCCGCTCCAAGAGCCTTTGCCTCCTGCCGTTTTATGCCCTTTATTTGTCTGACCCAAAATAGGTACTTCTACAACATTCGTCTCATATTTAGATTCAAACTCTGTTAATTGCATGAAATTATATCTATTTCCATCAATCGTAATATAGCATTCTGCAAGCGAACCATAGACAGCGTCTCTTGCATTCATTTTATTAGCCATTGTTTTCCCTCCTTCTTACGATGTATAAACAGTCATATATAGTTTCGTCATTGCAGAAACTGGTTCAACATAGTTCGTTACTACAACCGCATTCTTGCTGTTTCCAGCTGCAACAATTATATCCTCAGCAGTAAAGTTTTGGATTGCTCCAAGCTTTTGAAGCTCCCGATTGTAAGCAACAATGTCGTTCCAGAAGGATACTCTCCCTGACTCATTATTTTGAACCTTGCCAAGGTATCGACGAAACAATACCGCAGTATCATTACCGATTTGGTCAAGTACTCTAATCACTTGGTTGAATGAGAAATCTTCGTTTTTGTCCAACGTAAAATCTGTGAAACTGTTTACGTCATCTAAAATACAAACCTCATCACCGTCTTTATGGAAAATAAATTCACCCGACTTAATCGCCTTTTCAAGTGCTATTTGCTTCACATTCGCATCAATCGTGTATTCACCATCATATGTACGGTTGACAAGACTTTTATTAACTGCACAACCCGCAATCGCTCCTGTGGTGTAGTATACCAAAGACGCTTCATTTTCGCCTTCATCTGTAATTTTACTCACAAGATTAACAACCCCTTCATAATTGGCTGGTTTCTCAAAAATGACCGTCTGAAACTTAACGCCCTGGTCATCTCGCATACGCTTTGTAAACGATACAAACAGGCCTTTAATCGTTTCATCTGTAGATAAGCACCCTAAAGTATTAAAACTAAAGGCTTCAATCTTGTCCAGAAATGTCTGGTAGTCTAGTCCTGTAATTGCATTTTTGTTGCTACCGCCTGTTAACGGTTCACCCGCCGTAGCCATCAATACCGCCGATTTCTTGAAAATAACAAAATCATTATCTGCTAGTGACCCAATCGTAGCGACTGTCTGTTGATCAACCTCCACTCCATCCATCATAGTAACTACATCGAACATTTCGCTATTATCAATATTAATACTTACAATTATTTTAATATCATTGCCACGAATTCCGCTACATTTTGCCTCAGCAATACTATTACTTGCTTTTGTACCGCTATTCAACCGATATGCATATAGTGTTTTTGCATTCAAGAATAAGTCTCGTAAACCCTTCAGCTTTGGACTTGTGTAGTCATAGCCAAAGCATTTCAAGCTTTCTTTTTGTAAGTCCGCCAATTCTACAGCAAATACTTCTCCATCAACGCCCCAATCAAGTTCCAGTGCCATTGCTGCATATCCCCTATCGGACATATTTACACTCGCCCTGGCAACACTGACAAAATTGATATATGCCCCCGGCAAGACTTTATTCTGTGTCAGAAATGTGCCTCCACCTAATGCCATTTACTTCACCTGTCCTTTCATAAAATTTTCAATTAATTTATCAACATTTTCTAATGTATAGGTTTTCCCATCCACTAATAACGTTGATAAAACATCTTTTCTATCTTGATATTTCTTCGCATTTAAAACTTGCGTTTTACTAAAAATAGGCTCAACAGCCTGCTCAACTTCCTTTTGTTTTGCCATCAGTTTTTACCTCCTGCATATAGTTTTTGCTTAATCCACTTTCTTTCAAAGCAAAAGCGTTGTAATTCACGAAAAATAGCAACACGCCATCTTCGATCCTTGAATTTAATCCCGTCCCTCGACAAAGTTGATTGTTGACATCTAAAAACTCTAAAAGATCATAAAGCGTGTTGGCCACATCATAGCAATTAGATTTTTGGGTTTGATTATCATTAAAATAATGAATCACAAACGCATTGTCATACTTGTAACGGATATCCAGCATATGTTGTTGACTTTGACTTATACTTTTTATAAAAAAACAAGGTTCTTGAAAACTCTGCTCAACATATTTTGTATATATCCTATAATCCTGTTTGTCATATTTTGTTCGAATCGCCTCTGCTATAGCAAGAATAATGTCATTAACCATTGATCGCTTCCTCCAAATGTTTTTTCATTATTTTTCTAACAATAGCATCCTTTTGTTTATCAATTTTTTGTGCAGACAATGTCATCATAAACTTACCTTCAACCCATGGGGTTGTTAGTCTTGTACCAATAGCAGGTACATATCTGCCCACCTGCTGCCTATGTCCATACTCAACCCACTGCGCATAGATTATTGGATTAAATACCTCGATTATAAACGTATCCCCAGACCTAACTACGCTGGTGACTGTCCACGCTCTTCTTAACGTTCCTCCAACATATCCAGCCCAATAGGCTTCAAGGATTGCACCTTCACGTGTCAGCATTTTAGCTTTCTTTCCGCTTGTACCTGTCACTTTTGCAACCTTCGGCAACACATTGCCGTTCTCGCCTTTAAACATAGGCTTTCTACCTACGGGGGTTCTTTTTACGACCGTAGCCAGCATTCTCTGGGCAATCTCTTTAACAGCTTCTTCGGATATTTTAACAGAGTCGACTGTTGCCAGCTTGTCAAGCCGTGCTTTAAGATTGTATAACTGTCGAATGTCGACACTACTTTGACTTCCCATTACGCCCTCTTCCTTGCCAGCTTCAATACAATAGATTGGTGTGATTCATAGATATCGGCTTCACCCGAATTCTCATACTCTAAACTTCTTCCGTGTTGTGTAACTACAATTTTGCTCCCTGCAGGGATGAGGTACTTTGGATTGATGAGCAACCTGACTTCTTTATGGATTGTATTTGCATCTCCTTGGTTTCCAACAGATGTACTTTTACGGTACAACCTACATGGAATACCCGAATGCAACTTTGTTTCGATAGTGTTATTTATCACACCCTCTGCAGAGATGTATCCAAATACATCACAAGTGCCCGGATACATCTCCTCTGCAGTAGCCGTCATGCCACCAAATAGACCCACAATTACCACCCAACCTTTCTAAACTTATCAAGCTGAGCTGTATAGTTCTTTAGAAATACCATGCCAGGGTTATCACTGGTGTTAAAAGCAGCACCATAGGAAACACTAACATCCCCCTCGGTCATGCTCTTGACTGTCCCCCTATTTTGTTCTTGCCCCAATTGTTCCGCACGGTGCATATCCACGCACATACTCAACAAAACATTTTCTAACCCTGCGGGGACAGCTTTCATACGACAGTAATTGCATATCATGTCACTCGCTTTCTCTAAAGTAAACTCAAGTATGATATCTTTACTGTCATCCACAATCCCTAGTAACGTTTTAAGTTTGGTTAACCGCTTCATCCGTTTCATTTTCTTCACTGTCTCCTACTTTACCCTTTTCATCATCCTTATCTTCATCATTTCCTACTTCATGCGCTAAAATAATTTCAACTAATCTAGCCTTTTTCGTTTCGCCCATTAAGTCAATATTATTCTCCGCGGCATAGGCTTTAAGCACCGGAAGCGTCATCTCTTTTAGTTTTTTTTCTTCACTTACTCCCGTATCTTCCGCAGTCTTTTTCCTGTCAACAAGCTCAAATCCCTTGGCAAGGTAGGCATTCTTCTTTTTCTCATCATCGGTAGTTTTTAAGACATTAAACCTTTTTAAAATATACATAATTTAGCCTCCTTACTTAATATTGACCCAAATACCATCCATCTGATTTTCTGCAATCCAAAGATCATGATATTTTCTGTAATCGATTTTCCACGCATGTGCTTTTTGGTTTTCCAGAGGATTGAACACTCTTGTTACGTCTGTCTTGGAAATCGCCATCGGCGCACGTCTAGCGGTAATGAGCCAATTGATATCCTCTGCTTCATCCGTAGCTTCAAATCCACCTCTTGACTGCCCTGTCGTTGTCCCATCGAAGAAATTATATTCCGTTTTCATTCTTGCGCTTGGTACAGAAATGATAGGAGTATCATCTACACCCTTAACTTTTAGATTTAAGTCACCCTTTTTGAAATTAGTAGTATCAATAATTTTCGATGTTTCTTTTGCAGATGATAGCACACTTTGTACAGGTGTGCTCATCGTTATAACAAGTTCAACCGAATCCCCGCAAATATCTCTGATGTTGGCAATATCCGCTAACAGCGTCTTCAATATTGTATCTGCATCAGGTGTATATTTAGTTACTTTGTCTGCGGACTTAGCCAGTGTAGCAATCAAAGAATATCTATACGCATCCACTTCAGGAATTACCTTTGTCCTCTGGAACTCTCCCATCACATTACCTGCATCAGCAACGAAGTTTGTTTCATCCACGTCCATTGCATCTAAATGAAAGGTGCGACCTCTGTCCTGTGTCATTATTTTAGTTTCGTAAGCAAGATCAATCCCACCTTCAACAAATCCTTTCTCTCTATCATAATCAGCAAGGCCATCCATTGAAATTTTAGGGATCTTTACCTCATTCCCACCATTATATTTTACTCTACCTGCATTCTCTTCCATCCAGCCCGAAGTAGCACCTTCAATTAATTGCTTATCCAATGTTGGCTGAAATATTTTTGCATACTCTAACGAATTACCCATAATTTAAACCTCCTCTTATCTTCCGAAAACTGCATTTTCAAATTCTTGTGCTGCTGTTCTCTCCGCCGTAGCACTGTTTCCCGCTTGGTATCCTGTTCCTTCAATGCGGGTTTCAATTTTTGTGAACAAATAATCGTCACTTTTTTTCAATGCGTCCAAATCAAGACCCTCAATGGTTCCGTCTTCTTCAAGCGAAATTTTGTCCATTTCCAAGAGGGCTTTAATTGCTTTGGAATTCTTCCCGCCTGCTTTTAAAATTGCCATATCAACAGCATTATTTTTCGCCGTTTCGGCCAACCTTGTATTAAGAGCTTCCGTTTCTGTCACCGCTTCATCATAAGTTGATTTGGCAACATATCCCTGTAGTTCTTCTTGACTTGCTGTTTCCGCTGTAATTGCCTGCTCCTCAGTCAAACCAAGTTTTAAAAAATCTTCTTTTTTCATTGCAATTTCTCCTTTCGAGATTAAAATAGATATTTTTGTATAAAAATAACACCTCTTAAAATATGTTTTAAAAGGTGTTAAATCCGTATTAAAGTACTGCTCTTTATTTCTCTTCAAACAATATGCCCTTGTCTCCTCGATAAGGCTGATTATGGGCAACTTTGTTCAAAAATAGCTCTCTTGGTATTTCTTCTGGAAACGCCTTGCATGTGCGATTCCAATTATAATACTTACATTCACAACATTGACTTTCGATTTTTTTTAATCCTGGATTCTCATACCATCTTTTGTCCGAATATGGTTTTTTCATTTACTATACCTCTTTCAAGTAAATTGTATTGTTTTCAACCTTTTCAATCCAAAACTCCGTATTAGGCTTAAACAATATTTCTCCCTCTGATGGATTAAATGCCTGCATATCACGTCCTGAAGTGCTTTGAATAACATACTGAATTGGAAAGCTATCATCATATACGCTCGTGCCCGTAGATAAGAACTGGGTACTCTGAAATGGTTGGCCTGCAATATGCGAATTAATAAATGCTTGAGGATCTTTAATGCCAAAGTCCGAAACCGAACGATACACTGTCCCCTTGTACTCTGGCAGTTTATCCAAGGCACTATTTAGATTGTCTACCATCGTTTGCTCAGTAGCGTTCAATGTGACTCCGTTTCGTAATTTTTCATTCAAGTCATAGCTTTTGGCTGATATATAATCGTTGATGGCAGCGATTTCACTTTCCAAAAGTTTATCACTTTTTAGTGCGTCTTGCAATCCTGCACCGCTTCCGTATACATACTGCGCCTTCCACTCATCATATCTCATATCAGTCGGAACGTAATATGTACCGCCTTCACCGTTTCTCGCCGCTCTCTCAAGTTTTTGTGTAAATTCATCCCTAAAATATGGCACTGTAGTACATCTATCCCATGGATGTAGTGGCGGAGCTGTGATACCAATCTCATACTTGTCCCTTGGAAAATGTTGACCATCCAACGCCCCGCAAGAAGTACAAGTTGTCTCATCTAATGTTGCAACAAATTCAAACTCATCAACACCCAACTCGTTGTAACTATCCTCTCTGGCCATCGCTGAAAAGGCTGCCGCTTCCGTCAAAACAAGTTTTGATGTAACTTTTTTTGAAGAATTTAGCGCTTTTGCAATGCTATCAATAATATCTTTTGGATTGTCTCCACGTATAATACCTTGAGTAAATCGTGTCTGAAGCTGATGCACAAGATTAGTTCTATCTGCGCCCCATATTCTTTTTGAAAAGCTTATGCCATCTGGCGCCCATGGCTTCGCTAGCACTTTATTAATCGTTTTTATATCAAGAGTTGCAAACGGTGTACCAATACCTAAACCTCTTTGAATTTCAAATATTGACCTATAATAGCTTTCCTGGTATATACCACTAAGCATGTTTATAGTACTCTTAGACTTATATGCTTCAAGAATCTCCACTTGCTGTTGCATTTGCAATTTTATTATAGTAAGTCTATCAGCACTTTGTAGGGTACTTGCATTTTGTAGCCTTTTAAGCCACTTTTCATCAAGGCCGTTTTCTTTTGCTTTTTCTATGTAGCTTTCAAGCGTCATCTGAAACTTTTTACGTTCTTTAGAATTTAATTTTAAGGTTGCTTCTTGAAACGAAATTTCATTATCTACAGAAAATCTTTGATAAAAGCTATTAATCGCTTCTTCAATATTATCTAAAGCAACAGTATACACTTCATTGATATGTGGTAGTAACTCATCTGCGGGTTTAAGCAGCTGCTCTTCGAGTATCCTAGACCGCTCTTTCCAATACTCTCTACTCTGCATGATTATCACCAAAATTCGTATAATCGCCATGCTCTTCCATGGCGTTCCGTTGTTCCACTTCTAGCTCCGTAATTTCTTTGTTTACATCATCAACAAACGGATGATTTGCTATCAGTGTTTTGATAGATACGAGCCCCTTGCTTTCTCTCACCATCTGTACCCGCTCAAGCTCATTCGATATAATCGTTTTATTGATTGTAATATCAACCAGCTTATAATCAAAATTCTTTCTAAATCTTCTATTGCAATCCTCTGTTGCAAACCAAAGCAACTCCTTAATAGCAGTTTTCAGCCGAGGAATAAAATTATTCACCTTCAGATCCAACTGGGCATATTGAAATTTTAAGCTAATCCCACTTGGCGCAGCTCCAAACTTATCTGTATCCACATCAACGCCCATGCCAAAGTGAAATATATCTCGCCGTAGCATTTTGAGAAAATCAATACGCCCTTGCACTGGCAAGTCAATTTGCTCCGCTTGAATTTTTCCATCTCCCGAATCAACATGTACCGCTCTATTAATCTGCAGCTTTCTGATTATGGCTTTTGCGTCTTCACCGCCATAACCCTGTATGCTCCAATATAAATCGACATGATCAAGGAAATTATTTATCCCTTGACTACTCAAAATATCATAACCATCAATTAGACCTTTGATAAGTTGTAAATCCGTAGTCATTTTTGCATTGTTTTTAAGCACAATAAAAGGCACTCGCCCCCATGTATGGGCTATGCGCCTTTTCGTGAATCCATTACTCAAGTGAACTTCCCACCAATGCGGAGACGGATTATATTGAAGGCTAGAATCAACAGGAAAATTTCCATTGTCATTTTCAACATAATAAGTTACATCATTTTTTGTCCACCACTCAACTCTTTTTCTGTTATACTTTTCGCCATCTCTAATCACGGTAATATCATAATATCTTATAACCTGCTCAAGCTCTGCTTGATGCTTTGTATCATAAATTAGAATCACTTCTTCGCCCGGAACAATATAATATTTAAACTCTCCTGATTCATTATAATACGGATGGATTACAGAAAATCCTTTGTTGCTTGCATCTATAGCAAGCTCTTGAATTTTCTCGTTATAGTATTCATCACAAAACTCAGACAAATATTTTTCGTACTCTTTTAACTCTTCATTCTCTGTTGCACCAGCGACTATCACTGTTGGCTCTTTCCCAAATAAATAAGCTACCTTCTGATCAACAAGTACACGATGAAATGCATTTACGCTATGATGGTTGCTCCTGTTCGGATTAGAAAATCCATTCATACGCTCTCTGTCATAATTATCTGTTTCAAACACCGTAGATTTTCTAAAATCCTTTCCAGAAATATCATGCTCGCCAACATAATATTTCTCTCCCTGCCGCATTAACATCCTTTGCTGACTTGAAATATCCTCTTGGATAAGATTTTTTATCATATCACTATCGCCGATAACCTTTTCCGCTGTCAGCTTTAAATTAATCATATCTGTTTCTGTCAAAAACATATTATCACCTAATCTTTAATTTTCTCATATCACTCTCTCGACTGTATCTAACAGCATCAATAGAGTGATTATTTTCATCTGGATACTGAGCCTTAAAATTACCCTCTTTGTCCTTTGCATACTCATAGCTATTAAATTCTTTTGCTGTTTCCGGACAATGGACTGGATCTATAATAATCTCTTCTAAGTCCTGTAACCACTTCATACCAAAATTAACACTATCAGGACCTTTTCTTGCAGCAACTGCTCTGATGTTATAGGAACATAATTCAGCAATACTCTTCGGCTCTGCACTATCACAGATTACAGGTCTATTATATTGATTTTCTTTTTTAATCAACTCTGCTACTTGTCTATTACTCAAACCCACTTTATGAATTTCATTGAAAATATAAAGCCTTCTGCGTGTCCTGTCATAATGATTAACCGTATAGTGTAGCGGATCCACCGCATAACCCCAGTCAAGACCTCTAGCTATCCTGTCAAATCCTCTTAACTCTTCGTCCGAGATAGTGCGGAGCGTAACGTTATGGAACACCTCTCCACCTGTACCAACAACCTCACCAAGGTATTCATGTTGATACACGTCTGGTTTAACTTTTTGCAGATGCTCTGCTTCAAGAAAAAACCTTTCCCCTAGCCACTCAACTGGCACTGTCAAATATGTACTATGATGTACTAATCGCCCTGGTTCTTTCGCAATCATTTCCTTATTCGTCCAATTTTTCTGACTTTTCGGCGGGTTGAAAGAATAAAAAACAACAAATTTATTACCACCACGCATCAGAGATTGATTGATGGTTCGAATCTCTTTTATGCCAAAAAATTCATCGACTTCTTCGTACCATATGTACTTACAATATCCTTTTCGGAATTTGGTTGATTTGATTTTCTTTGGTTTATCCGCACCACGAAAAATAATTCGCTGACCTGTAGGCAAATATATAAGCTCCAACGGACTCACTTTGCCTCGCCATTTATCTTCAACGCCCAGTGCAGATATAGCCCACTGCAACTGTTCATATACGCTATCTTTCAAATTTTGGCCTACTTTTCTTAGGGCAACGCCGTTGGCGTTTGGATCTTCCATAATTCCCTTAATAATATCCAATGAAATAAAGGAAGACTTGGTACTACCACGTCCTCCCTTAAGCCAATAGTGCGTATGTAATTCATTCTGTAAATCCTCGTAAACAGCCTTAAAAGATGGTGCAATTAACGTTTGGATTTTTTCCTCACTTATAATGTCTTTTTTTGAAAGTCCTTGTTGTTCGTTTAAAGCAGTTTTAAACTCGTTTAAAAGATTCATATTCTACCACCTATCACGACTCAAGATTGATACTGCCATTTCGTGTTCTCGCCTCATTGATGCTGACGTCACCTTAGAGTATCTATCTGCACGGTTTGCCTTGTCCCATTCTTGCTTGTATCTTTTGCGTTTTGCTTTGTTTTGCAATTTACGCTTTTCTTTCTCTTTTTCATATCCAGCATTTGTTCTCAAATACTTTGATACGCTCTTTCTGGAAACGCCAATCTCTTTACTGATGTCCTGGATATTCTTCTTGTCAACAAAGTAAAGCTTTGTAGCTTCTTTCTTCCACTCTTTTTTTGATTCCATACACAACCCCCGTTCCCTTTTTTGTCGGATTGTTTTTGGGCATGACAAGGCATTTGAGATATTAGTGCTAACCGCTACCTCTTTACCCTCTTAAAAACCCTTTTAACTCTCTTAAATTCGCTTTAAACATACTTTGCCTGTATATTTTATCTCCTGACTTGCAAAACTGCTTACAGGGGCGTTAAATGGCTCATTCTGTTTCGCCTTCATTCTCAATTGATTCCGCAATTTTTATAATTGATTCTGCAACTTCTGGATGGTTAACTCCCACTTCTGAAAAAACTTGCTCCTTAAACTTTTTAAATGCCTGTTTAACCTCTCCTGCCGCCTTCCTTGATTCAATTTTCAGCTTTTCATTTTGCACCTGTGCCTTTTGCAAAGTTGCAATGCTTTTTGTTGCTTTAAGCTTTTCTCCGTCTTCAATATCCGGATTAAGTAATACCTCCATAATCATCTGACTTACGAGGGCATTGTTCGCTTCGTGCAGCTCCGTTGTCGGTCTATCTGCATTATCCTCCGCCAACATCTTTGCATACTCCTTCGCCATTCGTACGCTTTCGAATTTTTGCAAATAGGGCTTTCCATATCTCGCCACCGCTGAATAATGTACATCCTGTCCCATCTTTTTTAGATATTCAGAAATTTCAGCATATGTAAATCCTTCTAGCAATTTATTTTCAACCGCTTTTCTAAGCTCAGTTGGCAGTTTGTCAATTTTCCCATGACTTCTATTTTTCTTCATTGATGTCACCACCTAAACAAGCTCAATGCCATCTTCAATAATCGTACCTTCTAGCAAGTCCGTGCCTTTGGCAGTTACTTTGAAAATATATCTTTCGATTTTCAACACTTCGTTTTTGATTCGTTTAATTTCAATCAGGCCTTTTTTCTGCAAGTATTCGCCCGCTTCTAAAATATCATTTTTACTATACTCGCCAAAACCTTCTTTTTTGAGTGTGCCACGAATAACTTCTATACTTGCACCTAATGGCTCAGCCATGTCGGATATTTTAAGCGCATACCCTCTTAATATCTGTTTTTGTGTTACATCAATAAGACTACCCATCTATCATCACTCCAATATCGTTTGTGTCCCTCTCGGCTAAATTAATACCTTCAGGCGTCAAAAAAATAATATTATCCCAATAGTCGCTTGATAACTCTAGCTTGACGTATTTTTTACCTCTAAGGTAATACACCGCTTTTTTAATATCCTCTTCTACCGTTGTCCCTCTATGCCTTAATAGACTACGCAATGTACCGATTGTCACCTCTGTTGGGTATGTAGTGTACAACGTCTGCACGATTGCTCCTCGCAGTTCCTTCGCAGTCGCTATTTCAAGAACCGTCTTTTTCTCCACCTTCATCACTCCTAATATCCATTTTGTAATCTTGAAGGACATTCTCTATCCCTCCAATTTTGCTCTCCATAATTCTGGTTGTTTGTTTAATATCGTTCATCGTCACTGATATTTCTCTCATGGTTGCAGAAAATCCTTCAATCGTTGTAAGTAACGTAGCTTCACGCTTAGACGCTTCGGTTTTGATAATCTGTTCCCGCTTTTCTGATTCTTGCTTTAGGATTTCTTCTCGTCTAGCACTCTCAGCAACAAGAATGTTCTCCCTGCTACGATACTCCTTCTCACGACGTTTAATATCTGCTCGGAACTGCTCTTCACGCTGAGCCGAATCCGTAACAAATTGATTGTAAAGCTCTTTGTTTTGCAAGACAAAACCCTTGTTTGAATCCAAAAAATATTTAACAAAGAGGAGCAAAATTGCTGCCAAAATCCCAATCTCGCCTATGTTATTAATTATGGTTTCCATTGATTTCCTCCTGTTACTTTGATTTAGATTTTAATAATCCAACCCGCGTTTCTATCTCATTTCTGATATGGTTTTCAATATCCGAGATGCCCTCTGACAACGTTTCAATGGTACTCGGAGCAACTGTTTGCATAATTTCATCAAAAGCCTCGTCAGCAAGTGCGCATAATAATTCCTTGTCTGCCAGTCCGGACTTAACCTTTTTCCTTAGTTCCCTGGCAGAAACTTGTTCGAGTCTGCCTACCACAGCTTCTGTAACAACTTTAACCACATTTTCCGCCATATCAAAAGCAGTATTCAATCCCTCGGTTTTTTTTAACTTAGTATTTTCTTTGATATTTTTGATAATATTAATCAAACCAGCGCCTGCAAGAGATGTTAAACATATCAGCACTACTAATGCTAAAGTTATTACTGCGTCCATAAAATCCATAATTATATCCTCCTAAATTTTCTCAATAAAAAATACCTGCAGAGCATTTGCTCTTACAGGTATTTTACCTTTTGTACTATATAATGTCCGATTGATAAAAAATTCTTTTTTAGAAAGATTAAAATAATGATACTTGTTCTCCTGGAAATGGATTAGCTTTATGGGTTTTGATTTTTTTCTCCAGCACTTTGTATGCCGTACTTATAGATATGCCATACTTAACAGCAAGCTGTTTTATATTTGTACCATCATACTCGTCCATCATTGCACCATAAACCGTATTCTTTAGCAATTCCTTTTTCGTTGGCACGTACATTGGTGTGCCGCCAAACTCCTCCGAAAGTGCTATTAGATTATCAATGCCGATTATATCGGCATACGGTCTATGCTGCTCTTGTAAATCATCAAGATTAACTTTAAAACCATGCTGTGTGTTTCGTGTGTCTATCATAATATCACCTCCGCAAGAATACCACAAGCTATTTTTCTTCTAGATGCCAAATCTTATAAAATAAAAACTTAATCACCGCTAACATTTCCGATTTTTTAATACTGTTATGTATCGGCATTGATAGCACTTTGTATATTGCCAATCCCTTTTCATCTAACGTATAATGTTCACTATTTATGTTTAAAAATATCGCAACCGCTTTGCCTATTTTCATAACATTCCTCCGTTTGAAAATCGTTTTTAAATCTTTTAAACTATGTTTAAAACTCTTTTCAACTCTTTTTCTTTTGCTCAATATCTCTCTTGTTTATCGCTTTCATTGCATCTATAACGATACTTGCCTGTTTTTGCGTAAGCCACTGTTCGGCATGGACATTGACCTGTTTTTTAATAAAGCCATTCAAAATGTCAATATTAACCTTGCCCTCTGCATCAACCCACTTAAGCTCTTTAGCAAGTTTAAAAATGTATTCTCGCTGACGGTATGTCATCTTGCCTACTTCATTGCCCGACAAACTATCAATAACCTTAACCGCTTCCATTATACTAAGTTCCTTAATGCTATCTTTTTTGACAACAGCATAGATATGAGCGTGCAGGGTATCATTGTCGATACCCTGCTCTTTCGCTAATATATGTATTTTGCGGCACTGGGCAGGTGTAATCTTTCTCATAAGTATCACCCCGCAATTTTTTCTTTGTCCGCCTCGCACCAAAATTTGTCTTGAACCTTCCTTAACGCACCGACTTTTGCAATATCTTTATCAGAGTAAGTCGCAAGAACGTCTTTGTTTAAGGTTTCAGTCACCTTGATACAATTCTCCATTCCGAATTTTTTAAGAGATTCAATGATTTTATCTGCCTTGTTTTTTGACACCACAATGCTACTTGCAAGACGGAAGCCAACCCTACCAAACGTCATTTCTTTCGTTTTACCTTCAATTTCATGCTTGTTCCTTTCCGCAAAATCCGCTATCGCTTTTTCAATTAGCTTGATTTTTTCTTTGTAAGGTTTCGCCTTTTGCTCTGCCTCAGTCTTAGCTTTGTAAATTGTTACATTCATTTCTCCTTCAGTACCGATAACTTCCAATTCACACTTACCTTTAATCTTGAGATATTGATTCACTTCGTCCCGGCTCGATATAATTATTTTTTGTGCTGATTGCATTTCTCCATCTCCTTTGCAAAATCGAACACCGCTTTCTTCTTTTGCTCATTTTCTAACCGCTCAAGATAACTTCCAAGTATCATAAACCCCATAGCGGTCAATCCGCCCGCTCCATAAGCTATAAGTATTTCACCCATTTTATAGCGCCCCCTTTTTAATTGTCTTTAATTTTTCCGAAAGCCTATGCTTAACAATCATCTCTACACTGGTATCTTTGCAGACAAGCCAGTTTTCATAATTCAAGCCTTTGCTTTTTATCAAAATTTTCTGTTTCTTAGTAGGATTTTTTCCATTCATACTGTACCTCCTAGGCTATGTTCATATCCCTTGCCACTCTGGCAATCCCCTTGGCTGTAACTTCACCAAGTATGGCAGCCGTATTCACAAATACATTAACTGCCCCTCTTAAGCCGTAATTGGTACGACTGATTTTATGCAATATATCTATCGCATCAGCTTCAAGGCGGCTCTCGTTAAATATAAGCTCTATATCCTTCTTTGAGATATTACTTGTCAAAACATGCTTATTATCCGCAATACGACTGTATAGTTGCGCATATGAAGCCTGTCCACTTCCACGCATTTTCAAATAAATCTCTTCATTACCGATAAACGCCATGCCGATACCGCTTTCATCAGCAATACACCTAAGATGGTTTATAACCCTAACAGTAAGATGTTGCGCTTCATCAATGATAATAACTTTGTTGCTACCGCGTAATTTCTTAATGGCCTCTGTCTGAATCTTTCTTGATACTTTTTCTCTGATTCTAAGCTCGTCGGCAAGCAACTCATTAACACCCGTCATCGTAGCAAAGCATGGACTAATCGTAATTACAGTGGCTGTATCCGGATTCGTTTCTTGATACGCCTTAATTCCCATCGTTTTGCCGATTCCTGCATCGCCATACGCGACTCCAATTTTCCTTTGTATGTGGCAATATGCAATCAAATCCATAACCGTACCGCTCACCGTTGTACGCTGAAAACCCGGCTCACGAGGTGCAATTTTTTTCTTTGTCACAATGCTTACGAGCTGTTCAACCTTCGGTATGATTGTATGCGGAGCTTTATATGTACCACTTAAAAAAGCACTTAATTGACCATCGCTAACACCCAGTTCTTTTGCAATCTGTGACTGTGTTCTTCCTGTCTGTTCTCTATATTCCTTAAGCGTCTCTCTTGCCTTTTCCTCTGTGAACATCTATTCTTCCTCCCTCATTTTTCTCAATCGTTCAACGCCTTCAGCCCAATCAAGCGGTTCTCCATAATCTCCGACAACTTTTTGATATATTCCGTCATGTCCAAAAGCTTCGTTACTGCCGTAAATCGGTCTGATGATTTTCGGATTCGGCTCATATGGATTATCTATGCTTCTTTCCGCCTCATCAAGAATAAGTTTTAACGCATCTTCAGCTTCAACATTTTTAACTTTTTTATATGACTTTAGCACCTTCACAGCCCTTCTATTTTCAGCCTGTGCCGTCATAATCTCCTCTTTGGTAGCTTTGTAGCCTAATCTTGTCCTAAGCTCCGCAGTGCAGACATAACGCATTTCATTGTCATACACTCGCACATTGCTTAAATCATCCGGACTGTATCTAACATATACATCACGACCAAAATATAACCGCCACAAATCTTCATTCCAAAACTGCAACTCTTGACCATAGAATTTAAGACTAACTCCGTTTTTGCCAACTTTCAGCGTTCCTTTATTGCCTTTTGCATATCGCATAAACATAAGGTTAAGCTTTTCTTGCTGCACTACACGTTTTTCAATCAGGTTTATTGCAAAAACTTCGTCAGGACATTTCCCGTTCATGCCCTCACCCCTATGCGGCTGCTTGTTATACCAACCTTGAATATATATATCTACTTGGGCAATAAAATCATCTACCTGTGTAAGTTCGCTCGGTCTTTTCGCTAAGTCCTTATTTCTGTCAGGACGTTCCAAAACCGTACCACCTGTGTAGCTATCATATAGCTTACTAAATGTTTCTTTAATGGTATCAAAGGCACGCTCGATACCTTTTGCCCTGGCATTACGAGGTAAAGCTGTTCTGAACTCAACACTCAAATCATCCAAGATGGATGGCAATTTCAATTCCTCTGTTTTCTTCTTCCTAAAACCGTTACCACCTAAATCGTGGAATAAGAACTCTCGTCCATTGTCGGTATAGAGCATCTTTGGTATACCATGATGCTCACAGCCTTTTTTAAGAGCATATATAGTCGCATCCGCTGACGGTGCGTCGGTAATACACCACCCCATCATCTTTCTACTTCGCACATCCATAAAGGCGGTTAAATACACCCTTACAGTTTTACCCTCTTTACCAACCAAAATGTCAAATGTGTGGTTATCCGCTACCCATATATCATTGCTTTCCAAATCGTCATACATACGTTTGATATACGGTGAGCATTCGCCAATAAATTGCTTCTCATTGTGCCTAAAATACTTGATATATGGTATTGGCAACACATTAACCGCCCTCTGAAACGTTGTAACTGACGGTAATGGTAACAATTCTTCTTTTCCTTGATGTTTCAAGCTGAGTTCCGTAAGTGTCATACATAAGGTTACCGTCTTTCGACTTTGATCGAGATAATAATACTCAAAAATATCCCAAATATCATCTGTCAACTTTTTAGCATGAGCCTTGTGTTTGCCACGCTTGTCCACTAATGCAGTTTCGCCATGTTCCCTTAGTACTTTGTCTTTTCTATATAATGTTCTTCGAGTTAGATTGAGGTTAGGATTATTCTTATTGCATATCTCAACATATGCCTCGTCTGCTTCCGCTTTGTTCGCTCCGTTGTTTCTAAATTTTTGCCAATCCTCAATTAGATTTTTCCAAAAGATAATCCGCTGACGTTCTTCGTGAGATAGCGTTTCAATATCCACCACCTGCAAAGGCTCTTCTTTTTCAATGACAACCTCATTTTCCTGCTTTTTAACTGCCTTTAAACGTCGTTTAAACTTTGTTTGTAGGCTCTTTTCAAGGCTTGATAAAGGGATACGGTATTGGATACCTCCACGACCTGGGCCTCGTTGATTCACTTCAACTGTCTCAGCTAACATTTTACCTTTTTCTATTAGCGTTCTTATATATCTTTCGGTACATCCTTTTAATTCGGCTAGCTCTCTGACTGTCAAAAATATTTCCTCCACCGTATCACCTCCCTCGCTTCATTTACTCTTTATTACGCTTTATGCCCTTCGAGTATTTTAAAAGCATCTATCCAGCTTATCTCTTTAGGAATTTCTACAACTTTACCATACGGCATTATTACATCTTGACAGCCTTTTCCTAAATTCCCCTGGTTAAACATATTTGTATCTTTAAATGCTTCCTCTGTATAATAATCAGCACAGTTTAAACAATCATAATTCTTTCTATTTGGATAGTTCTCTTGAAAAAACATCTTTGCGTGTTTAAGACTTTTCGCATAGACTTCGACCCACCCCCCACGATAAGGAAATTTTTCGTCTGCCCCAAATGTAAAATAATACTTTTTGAGTTCCATTTATTCAACTCCTATTCATTTTGTATTTTCCTATCTTTTACAGAGAGGAAAAGTCAATCCATTTGTGCTATACTCCTACTATCGGTATGCCAGTACCAATTTTATAAGAAAGGAGAATCGCCAATGATGATATTGCGTCACGAATTTCGCCGTTTTAAATGTCCACAATTTAAAATAGTTGCAGAGATAAAGTATAGTTATTCATATAATGATGAACTTGTTGGAATCCATTGTTCTATCAAAAACAATCCTCTGGAACGAAAAAAATGTAACGGCTCTCTGCCTTTTGGTGAAGAGTGTATTATCTTTGCTCCATATCCAGGTCTAAATAAAGTGAAACCTCATGAATCAAAGCACTGTTCAAATCCGAAGGACTAATGTAACAAAAAACCCTTAAACAGCATTGTTTGCAACACTCTTCGTTTGTTAAACAATGTTGTTTGAGTTTTTCAAAAAAAATTTCGATAGACTTTTCCATTCTCTCACCTCAAATTTTAGCTTTCATAACCCAACAATTATGCTATAATCTTAATAAGTATTTTTTCTAAGGTGTCATATTGTGGAGTCGTAACCTCCCTGTATGACACTTTTTTATTCACCTGATGCAATTTTCCTCTCCTTTATTCCTAATATTTCTTTAATCCTTTCTCTCAATACTTCATCATTTTTGTGTCCATAAATATTTTGGCATACATACGCTGGACTAACTCCAAGAATGTCCGCCAATTGTCTTTGCGTCATATTTTTGTCTATGAGTTTCTTTTTCACCTTAATCGCAAAAGCTGTATTATCCCAGCTCCCGTTTCTTCCAGGCATGCTTTTTTCTTTTTTTGTAACTTGTTTTTTCTTCATCACACCTCACCTCCATTATTCTTTTTTTGCAACATGCAATAAATTTGCGAAAAGGTTGCTATTTTGTTTTAGATAGGCTGTTGTTTCATCTGATTTTCTGTTAGAATGGTGTAAATAAATTAACTGATAAATCTATTATATTCTGTAAATTAACAGAAGTCAAACATTATTTTTGTATATTAACAGAAGGGAGAGATTTTTTTGCGTCCTCTTAACGAAATAATTAAAATTATCGAAACAAATGCTGTTTTACAGTACGGAAGCGTTGATAAAATGCTTACTGAAAACAATATAAATCAAAGTATCGTCGGTAACATGAAAAGAAAAAAACCATCAATACCTAATATAGTCGATTTCTGTAAATTAGCAGACTCCTTAAGCCTCAGTCTGGACTATATTCTCAATGGCAACCAAAAAGAAATAATACCTACAACCGATCCTTTATCCATCGATGAAAAAAATATAATAGATGTTTATAGAGCGGTAAATCCCATCGGAAAAGATTTGGTGCAGCGTAATATCCGAGAAATATGGGCAGACCATCGTCAAATTGAAAAGGATTCATCAGCTTCTTCAAAAGATACTTCCATCTCAAAGTTATCAAGTGATTCTAAAACTGGTTAATTTTTTTATATTTGAAGTAAATTAATTAACCTATTTTTTTATTTTTTATTTAGTTAATTAATTTACTTCAACTTCTAAACTGCATTAATTAGGTAAATTCTCATTTTCAATTTGATATATTTGAATTTATTTTTATTTTTGATTTTTTTCAATGCAACTGCTACACCTCTTGATTTTACTGGTTTTAAAGATTAAGGAACTAATATTGCAGTTCCTTAATCTTTGTTCCTTAATCATTCCATTTAATTACATATCATTTTTAAAGATTCTGTCCTTTCTTTAAACCGATAAACATTGATTTAAAAGGCTTTTAAAGAAATTTAAAGATTTTTTAAACTTTTAAACAATTAAAAAAGCAGCCTTGTTTTAAGGCTACTTTCGTTTATTTTAACATGCACAAAGAATGACAATTTTTCAAATCAGTTTTTCTCAACGGCACTATCTACGGGCTTTTTCGGGCTTTTTCGGGTTTTTTCGGCTTTTTGCACTTTCTTTACTTTTGACATTCTTCTTGCTTAATTACAACTACGGGACATATCCAATCAACAGGAATAGGAGGCCATCACTATGCGCTTGAAAAAACAGTCGCTCAACGAATCATACGATTGTGCGAATACAGAAATATTTTGGCAATCGCCTGCGGTGTTGACAAATCAACGATCTACAGTATCCTTGAAAAAAGCAATCGTCCCGAAATCGCAGCCATCAAAAACCTCTGCGAGCGATTGTAAATCGCTCTCGGCAAACTCTTCCGCACCAAAGAATTCAATGCACTTGAGCAGGAAATAAAACAAACCAAAAACCACCACACTTTTTGTCTTAAAAGTGTGGTGGTTTTCTTCTTATTTCTGCCGCCATGTCGGAATGGCATAGTTCTTGTATTTTCTATTTTACCGCCAGGAAATCATTATTTGCGACAAAACTATAAGTTTTGTCAGCATCAATTCGATATTCATCGCTTTCTTGAAACAAAATCTATGTTCTGCAAAAATCCCCTGGACACAGCTTCATAATCACTCCAAATAATCCTTCAACTTCTTGCTGCGGCTTGGATGACGCAGCTTGCGCAAAGCCTTTGCCTCAATCTGGCGAATACGCTCACGCGTTACGCTAAACTCTTTGCCAACCTCTTCAAGTGTTCGGGCACGTCCATCGTCCAGACCAAAACGCAACCGCAAAACCTTTTCTTCTCTATCCGTCAACGTGTCCAGCACTTCTATAAGCTGTTCCTTCAAGAGCGTAAACGCTGCCGCCTCCGCCGGTGCCGGGATATCATCATCCGGAATAAAATCTCCCAAGTGGCTGTCTTCCTCTTCGCCAATTGGCGTTTCCAAACTCACGGGCTCCTGCGCAATTTTCATAATTTCACGCACTTTATCTTCAGGCATCTGCATCTCCACCGCCAGTTCTTCTACCGTCGGTTCA